GAAAAACTTATTTCACAAACTTTAAAGTCTATTGATATTTGTGAAAAAGAAATATCATCTTTAGAAAATAAAAAGATTTCTAAATGCCCAACCTGTGGTAATGAATCTAAGATAAATGTAAAAGAAAAAATAAAAAAATTACAAGGGGATCTTTATATTTACAAGAATGTTCACCATTTAGAACAAACAAAGTATCTTGCAGAATACAAAACTTCTTTATCTAAGATACACATACCCCTACCATCATCTAAATATAAAATAATTAATGAGTGGAAGGATCTTAAATCTAAAAAAGATTATTTATTAGAATCTAAAAAGGAATTGGAGACTAAATTAGATGACTTGGCAAAAGATAAATCTAAACTTCTTCGTAGTTTAGAAGTGATGAAGTTTTGGGAAAAAGCATTTTCTGAAACAGGTTTAATTAAATACATTATAAGAAACATCTTAAACTTCTTCAATGGAAAAGTAAATTATTACTTATCTTATCTTTCCAATGGTAAATTTATCATCAAATTTGACGAAGAATTAAATGAGAAAATCTATACAAATGGAAAACAATTGTCTTTTATATCCCTATCGGGTGGAGAAAAGCGCAAGATTAGCCTAGCTGTGATGCTGGGTCTTCAAAGCTTACTCACTAATACAAAACGAGATAGCACTAACTTGATGTTTTTGGATGAAGTAGGTGAGAATTTAGATCAAGATGGTCTGGATGGACTCTACATACTTCTATCCGAATTGAAGAAAGATAAGACTTTATTCATAATAACACACAACAACTATCTTAAATCTTTAATTGATGGTTGCAAGGTGCTAACCGTAACAAAACAACATGGCGTGTCGTATCTTTCAAGGAGATCATAATGATTACACAACTCAATAAACTAGGACAAGAAATTTTTGAATCGCGTTATGCTTACCCCGGCGAAACTAAGTGGGCAGATCGGGCTAAGTCTATTTCTAAGGTTATAGCCTCCGCTGAAAAGGATGAAGACAAAGAACGGGTAGAGCGTTCTTTCTATGAGTCTATCGGATCTGGGGATTTTATTCCCGGGGGTAGAATTATTTATGGATCTGGTAGAGGAAGAAAGCAAAATCTACTGAATTGCTTTGTTATCATCCCAGAAGATAATGTAGATTCCATCGGCAAAACCGTTATGGATATGTATAAGATTTCTTGTGCCGGGGGTGGTGTAGGCTTTAATGTCAGCAAGATCCGTCCAAGAGGGGATGATATTGGCAATGTAGCTAATTCTGCTCCCGGAGCGGTTTCCGTGTTGCAAATGATCAATGAGGTTGGTAACCATGTTCGTGCTGGTAAGAATCGCAGAACAGCACTAATGGGAATTCTAAATGTAACCCACCCAGACATACTAGAATTCCTCCATGTCAAGTTAGACCAAAAGCAACTAACCAATTTTAATATTTCTGTTGCGATAACGAATCGTTTCCTAGAAGCTATTGAATTTAATGAACCTTGGTATTTTACATTTAATAACAAGGTCTATGAATGCTATGATGTTCGTAGATACAATACAGAACAAAATAGAGACGAAAAGATAACGGTTGTTGCGTTAAATGAGCAGGATGCCATTGCTCGTGCAAATAATTTCCATAAGCAACATTGGTTGGATCAATTCCAAATTATTGGAAAGCAAGATTTTAGAGCTAGAGATTTGTGGAATAAGATTTGGACTAATGCTGTTGAAAGCGGGGATCCCGGTATTTACAATATTGATCTAGCTAACAACTATACCAATGTATCTTATTTTGAAAAACTAGACTCTACCAATCCTTGCGGTGAAATTAGTCTACCTAGTTATGGTAATTGCTGTCTAGGTAACATTAACCTAAGCAACATGGTTAATGAAGATGGTACAGATGTAGACTGGAAGCGGTTAGCCAAGACCATCAGAACAGGTGTTCGATTCTTAGACAATGTTTTAACGGTAAACTCTTTCCCTACTGAAGAGTGCAAGTTGGTTGGCGAGCGTTCTAGAAGAATTGGATTAGGTGTCACAGGCTTGCACTATATGCTAATCAAGCTTGGGATTAAGTATGGATCAGAAAAGTGTTTAGAATTCCTTGAACGGTTGTTCTCCACTATCCGAGACGAAGCTTATATGCAATCCGTATATCTAGCTAGAGATAAGTCCCCATTCCCTGCCTTCGATCCTAAGATGTATTTGAAGGAGGAGTTTGCCAAGACACTACCAGCTAGAATTCGTATGCTTATTAAGAGATATGGCATCAGAAACGCAGTTATGTTGACAATACCACCCTGCGGAACTATTTCCATGCTGCACGGTGTTTCTAGTGGCATTGAACCCATCTTTGCGGCTATGTATCATCGTCGGTGGAGACACGCGAATGTTTGGAAAGAGGAAGTTGTTGTTGATCCTTTGTTCCAAGAATACTACAACAATGGCAAGAAGTTAGATGTTTTCGTAGGAGCTTATGATGTGACTCCAGAAGAACATATTAAGGTTCAAGCTACTATTCAAAAGTATATTGATTCTTGTATTAGCAAGACAATCAACCTACCTTCCACGGCCAAGCCTGAAGATTTCAATCAGTCTTCATTGGAGTATGCCCAATATCTAAAGGGTTTAACGGTTTATCGTGCTGGGTCCAAGGGACAGGAACCTTTGGCGGCAATCCTTTTAACAAAGGAAAATATTGAAAAGTACATGGGTAAGCCCGTAGAGGTTGGAGTTGCTGACGGACAAGCGTGTTCAATGACTGGAGGAGGTTGTGGTAGCTGATGCCCACCTATCAATATCTTTGTGAGGACTGCATCATCGTATGGGAGAAGGAAGCTTCCATAGGTAAGGCACCCAAGAAAATAAAGTGTTTGGAATGTGATTCCCGCTGCGAAAGATTTTACGATGAAATTAACTTTTCATTTGCAGATGATGGTTGTGGCGGGGTACAAAACAAAGGTGCTATGGACTTCCATAGCGTGAAGCAAAGATATCGTAAATTTGCTGTAAATGGCTTTGATAAAGATTCTGCAAATAGATTCTTAAAAAGATCCATTGCTGAGTCTGGAGACAGATTAGCAGAAAAAGAAGGTCGATATAAAAAAGTAGATTTTAACTGGGAAAAAATGGCAAAAGACGGTATAGTTAAACGCCTATCTGATAAAGAAACTAGCGACAAAATCGACAGATCAAAAAAAATCACTGAAGACATCTCTAATAGACACAGGGCTGTAACTAAGAAGAAAAAATAACAATGGCATATCAATTTAACGAGAATATTCAAAGAGCTATCCTTTACTTTTTGAAGGCAGATAATGATTTCTACCTACAAATTGTAAATCTGGTTAAGCCAGAGTACTTTGAGTTTCCGTCCCACTCTAAGATCTTTAGTACTGTAGTGGCTTACTATGACAAGTATCATAGTTTGCCTTCGGATCTTTTTATCATCGAGGATGTAAAAAAGAATCTTGGAGCTAGGGAAAATATTTCGGATTATGAAGACGAACTGAATTACATCAATTCGTTGGATACCTCTACTATCACCAACCCAGATTATGTTGTTGATCTAATTGAATCCTTCGCAAAGAAGGAGGCCATGAAAGCAGCAATCGCAGAAAGCATTACCTTGATTAAAGAAAACAAGGTAGAGCAAGTGGAGGAGATCGTCAGGAAGGCTTTGCTGGTGGGTAAAGCCGTTGATATAGGCCAAGATTACTTTACAGATTTTTCTGACCGTTGGAATAGGACTTTTAGCACCGATAAAACGGCTATAAAGTTTAGGACTGTATTTTCCTCCATCAACAAATCGTTGGAGGGCGGGTTGGGATCCAAGGAGCTTGCTATGGTAGTGGCTCCTCCGGGTGTAGGTAAGTCCTTGTACTTAGTAAATCAAGGAGTCCAAAGTCTCATTGATGGCAATAATGTTCTTTACATTTCTTTGGAGATGAGCGAAGACAAGATTGCTCAAAGATTCGATTCGATCATGACATTGGTTCCACAAGCCAAGCTTAAGGATCCTAAGCACCAACTTACCGTTAAGGAACGCCTTAACCTTTTCCAAAATGAGTTTAAAGGTAGGTTGATGATTAAGGAGTACCCTACTCTAATGGCATCTGTTAATACAGTCAGAAGTCTTTTAGTCCAACTTAAGAATCATAACGATTTCGTTCCGCAAGTCCTGATCGTAGATTATCTAGAACTGATGCGTTCCACAAGGGATATTCAACATGAATATCAGGCTCAACAAAGAATCGCAGAAGAGCTTCGTGGCCTAGCCATGGAACAAAACATCCTTGTTTGGACTGCGACACAGACTAATCGTCAAGGTAGGATGAAAAGTATTATCACGGATGTTGAGCTAGGAGATTCTTATGGTAAGATTCGTCCCTGCGATTTTTCTATGTCTCTAAATCAAACCGAAGAAGAGTTTGACAATGGCTTCATGCGAGTATATATTATGAAGTCTAGAAATGGTGTTCCCCGTATTACGATTCCAGCTAAGGTAGATTATAATCTACTTAAGATGTCCGAATCTGAGGAACCTCTAAGGAGTTTGGAACATGAGTGATATTACATCAAGAGAAGTTTTTATACGAGTAAAAAATTATCCAAGTCGTTTAAGCGTTCAACGCTCTGGGATTTGGGGATTTGAAAATTATGCAAACTATGTTATAACCCATGTTATTGAAGGTGTGTCTTATTATAAGATGCCTTTTAATTTTGGAGTTTGTTTGTCTAATCAGTTTAATCCTGCCATTTTGGCTATCATAGGTAATGCTGGAGATTATCTGGTTGTAGAACAATCTGGGGTTTTGTCAATTTTAACTGAAGAAAAGTTTTTACAGCAAAATCCTAACTTAGTAGGTAGATGATATGAAGAGTTTGAAGGATTTTCTACAAGAATTTAACTGGGAAGGCTATCATATTCTTAGCGAAGAATTGTTGAAGTTTGATGATCATTCTGTCGATGCAGAATTGTCTCACCAAGCTTCTACTTACTCATTCTTCCATGCTGTAATGTGTTTAGCCAAAAAGGAACTTTCCGATGCTGAGGCTGAACATATGCAGTTCATGTCTAGACTTCGTAGGGACATAAAGAATGATAGCTCATCCAAGCAGACCGCCAAGGATTTGGATGATGCTGTTCTGTCCGACGATAAAAACAGAGAACACCAGAACCGAGTCAACGAACTGTCGTTTAGATACGAACTGTTGAAGGGACTGGTTAGGGCACTTGAGCAGAAGAAGGATATGCTGCAACAGGTGTCCGCTAACAAGCGTGAAGAAACTAAACTTTACAAGTAACAGGAGAACTAACTATGGGTATTGACCTTAATGCACTGCGTAAGAAGCACGAAGAATTGATGGGTAAGAACAAGGGTGGATCTAGCTCTGATGATTTCATCAAGAAGTTCTACCAAGTTAAGGATGGATCTAATACGATTAGAATCCTTCCTTCTAAGATTGAAGATAAGGAGTTCTACGCTGAGACTAAGATCCATCGCATTCCAATGGAAAATGGTCAAGTGAAGAATGTGCATTGCCGTAAGATTCATAATGAATCTTGCCCATTGTGCGACCTTTATTACAGTCTTTGGAAGACTGGAAAGAAGGAAGATGAGGCCCTTGCTCGCCTGATCAAGCCTCGTTCTCGTTATTATATGAACATTCTGGATAGGGAAACTAATGAGGTTAAAATTCTCTCCATTGGCATGATCCTATTCCAGAAGATTGTTGGTGCTATGATTGATTCTGATTTCGGTGACATCACGGACCTTGAAAAGGGTCACGATTTCAAGATCGTCAAGCACATGGAAGGTCAATGGCCTCGCTATGACCAATCTCAACCTCGCCCGAAGTCTTCTCCATTGGGGACTAAGGCTGAAATTGCCAAGATCATGGATACCCTCCACGATATCCATGGACTTGTCAAGCTAGAGGAATATGAAGAAGTTAAGCGTATCTCCGAAGCTCTTGCTATTGGGGGTAAGCTAACTCCTTCGGATAAGGACTCCGCTAGCGGCGAAGGTGATGAAGATGGTGGAGATTATATTTCTAAACTAAGGAG